CTCTTTTGGGGTTGTTGCTATTAGGTTATACTTGTGGTATAATGAGGCATGGCTAAAGGGAAAAAAGACAGGAGAGAAATGTGGTTAGAGATTAAGAGGCAGAAGGAAGCCGAGTTAAGGGCTCGCCGTCTGGAGAATCTTGCTTTAGCTAGGGAGCGTATCAAAGAGATTGCTGCCGAAAGGAGAGAAAAGAAAGAAAGAGAATTAAACAAGAAAGTTGGACAGGTCCAAGATAAGATTGATATGGCCGTAAAGAGGTCATTAGACAAGTATAGCGTAAGTGCAGTTAAGGCAGCTTTTGTAAGTGCCTTTCAAGCCTCAGGGGGCAAGAAATCTTTAATATCGTGGATAAAGGAGAGCTCGAAAAACAGACAAGAGTATTATAGAATGCTTGTTACATTGCTAAGACAGTCAGAAGAAGATGCCGCAGGTTCTGGTTCTAAGATTGTGGTAAATATTACTGGACTAGACCCCTCCGCCAATCAACATATTGTGATAGAAGGACCAAACAGACCAATAGATATAACTGCCTCAGAGGTTCTGAATGAGTTATAACTCCAACAAGAAAGTTATTGAAATTAATTATAGCTACCAGCATGTGCCAACAATATGGAAATTTGCTAATGATAACTCCCGCCACCGTTTGATAATGGGCCCTGTTGGTTGTGTAGATGGGGATACAGAATTTTTAACTCCAAAGGGGTGGAAGAAAATCTCAGACTATGAAGAAGGAGACCTTGTTGCTCAAGTCATTATCAAAGAGTCCCATCTAGAATTGGAGTATGTAAAACCTAATGCCTATATCAGAGCCTACCTACCAACGGGGTTCTATCACTTTAAGACACCTTATGTGGATAATATGCTATCCCCAGACCATACTATGTATGTGCTAAGAGACTTCTATGGATTTCCTCAATTTGGAAATGTCTCTGCTGCTGAGGCTGTGTATTTGAGCAGTATAGAGGATATAGGATTGATGCACATTCACGACTTTACAGAGGATAAGATAAAGATTATGCCAAAGGATATAGTTCCATACAAAGTATCCCATGAAGATATTACTTTTATTCAAAGTCCAGAGAAAGAGCCATTTATACAGTATTGTTTCACACTCCCCACCAAAAAGTTTTTAGCCAGGAGAAATGAAAATGTATTCATAACAGGGAACTCAGGCAAGTCCAGTGGATGTGTGTGGGAGATAATTCGGCGGGGGTTATCCCAAAGACCTTCTCCTATAGATGGAAAGAGAAGAACCAGATGGGCTGTAATTAGAAATACCTATAGGCAACTAAATGATACTACAATGAAGACCTTTTTTGATTGGTTTCCTCCATCTCAATTTGGGGAGTGGCGTGTTGCAGAGCATGTCTATAAACTCACTGCTTTTGACAAAACAGAAATTGAAATTCTATTCAGAGCCTTAGACTCCCCTGAGAGCGTATCCAATTTGCTATCCTTAGATTTAACAGGTGCATGGATTAATGAGGCTAAGGAGATTTCAAAAGAAGTATTTGATATGTTAGATACTCGTATAAACAGGTATCCGCCTAAGAAGCATGGAGGTCCTTCATGGACTGGGATTATTATGGACACAAACCCTCCAGATGAGGACTCTTGGTTATACAGACTGTTTGAGGTTGAAAAGCCCAAGACCTGTGCTATTTTTAAACAACCATCTGGATTATCTCCTGATGCCGAGAATCTTCCTAATCTACCTTCTATGGATTACTACCACAATTTAATGGTAGGTAAAAGTCCTGATTTTATCAAAGTTTTTGTTCATGGGCAGTATGGAGTCGTTAAAAGCGGTAGAGCGGTGTATTCAGGTTATAATGATGAGCTTCATGTATCAAAGTATGAACTTAAACCTTTAATTAAAGAGCCTATTATTCTTGGATTGGATTTTGGATTAAATGTGTCTGCGGTAATTTGTCAGGTTACTCCACGGGGGAGGTTTTTTGTTTTAGATGAACTCTATAGCGATTTAGGGGCGAGGTCTTTTATAGAGAACAAACTAGTTCCTCTTATTAATATGAAGTATCGCGGATTTACGATTGTTGGATTTGGAGACCCTGCTGGGGTTCAGAGGTCTCAAACAGATGAGAGGACCTGCTATGATGAGCTAAGGATGGCAGGGTTTAAGTTAACTCCAGCCTCTACTAACGCTTTGGCTGCGAGAATAGGAGCGGTGGAGGCTTTGTTAAACAGATTAGTAGATGGAGAGCCATGCTTTCAGCTAAATCCTCATTGCACTATACTACGGCGGGGATTTAACGGGGGTTACAAGTTTAGAGAGTTGCAGGGTTTTTCTGGAAGATATTCTGACCTTCCCGAAAAGAATAAATACTCACATCTACACGATGCACTTCAATATGCTGCCTTATATGTAGAGGAGAGGATAAGACCACAACAAACGAGACCTCTGCTAATTATTCCAAAACACAAACCAGTAACAATAACGAGGGCGGGGTATTAGTTATGACACAGGAAGGCGCATTAGAGGCATTAGGGCGTAGGTTATTTGATTGGTTTTCTGAGATTGACCGTGAGAGAAAGGATAAAGAGATAGAGTGGGCAGAAAATCTCCGTCAATATCGGGGGGAGTATGACCCACAAGAACTCCAGCGTATAAGATCTAGAGGGGGGAGTGAGATATACCCAAAGCTCACACGCTATAAAGTTCTAACAGCCCTCGCTAAGATTCACAGCATAGTTTTTCCAGATATAGACAAGAACTGGGGCATCAAGCCAACTCCATATCCGACCGTTCCTCATGACGCCTTAGTTAAGATTATTCAAGACCTCATAGTTGTAGATGAGCAAGGTCAGCCCATACGCCCCACAGATGATGCTATTTATGCTGCTATTAGGGAATATGTAACTGAGAGGGCTCGTAAAATGGAAACAGTCTTAGAGGATAATCTATTAAATATGGATTATGTTTCTCTATGCACAAAGGTTCTATTTTCTGGGATTCTGTTTGGCACTGGAGTGTTAAAGGGGGTTTTAACTAAATCTAAGACTAATGTTAGGTGGATATTGAACCCTCAAGGGGGATACACAGCTAAGAAAGAGAAGGAATATGTGCCGTATGCCGAGTTTGTTCCTATTTGGGATTTTTATCCAGACATGTCTGTCTCTAATATTGAAGATTGCGATGGGATTTTCCAGAGGCATATTCTGTCAAAACATGATTTAAGACTTCTCAAACGGCGGGAGGATTTCAATGCAGAGGCTATCGAGAAAGTTCTTAGACAATATAAAGACGGAAAAGCAGACATTAAGACTTGGGAGACTGAAATATACAGTAACTATCAGGCAGCTGCAAGACGCAATAAGTTTGAGGTTATAGAGTTTTGGGGTTATGTGGATGGTAATACTTTCAGGGATTGTGGGGTTGAGATTCCAGATGAGGCATTAAACTCTGAAGTGGAAGCAAACATCTGGATGGTGGGGGATATTATTATAAAAGCAACCCTCAATCCTTTTGATTCTGAGACTAGACCGTATCATGTTTTTTATTACGAAAAGGATGAGACCTCTATTTTTGGCACAGGGCTTCCTCGAGTGTGTAGAGATAGTCAGATTGCCATATCAGCCGCATCCAGAATGATTTTGGACAACGCAGCGATTGTCTGTGGTCCAATTTTAGAAGTCAATCATGAGCTCCTTTTACAAAACGGGCAAGATATAACTAATATCCATCCAAGAAAAATATTTTTAAGAGAAGGTAAAGGTGCAGAGGCACAGTATCCAGCTGTTAGGTCTTACACATTTGATTCCCACTTAGGAGAGCTGATAAAGATTATAGAGTTGTTTAAGACAATCATGGATGAGGAGACCACCATTTATAGTTTCTTCAATGATCGCCCAGATAGGGATGTTAAGGAGTCTGCGACTGGTATATCTATGCGTATGGCAACCTTAAATATGACAATTAAAGAGATTGTCCGAAGATTTGACTATATGATAACTTCTTTTATCAGAGCTTTATATCAATGGAATATGCAATTTAATCCAAGAGAGGATATAAAGGGGGACTTTGATATAATTGCTACCGGTTCTTCTATAATGATTTCCAAAGAGGCTATGATGGAGGCGCTGGTGGAGTTTTCCAAAACTATTAGAGCAGATGAAGTGCCCTATATCAAAACCTATGAGTTCTTACGAGAGAGGATGAAGGCGCATAATCTACCTTATTATGACCTCCTAAGAAGTGAAGAAGAAGTTATGGCGATTATGCAAGAGTCAACAGACCCTGATAAGATAGCTCTTGAAAAGGACGCTATAAAAGCAGATATTGATTATACTAGATCCAAGGCTCTACACATGCTGGCTAAGTCAAAGAGACAAGAGTTTGATATTACCACTCGTAAACCGTGGGAAGACTTAGTTGTTGATGCTGAGATTAAAAAAGCACAGGCTCAGGCTCTGAAATTGTTAATGGATGCAAAGAAGAAAGAGAGTCAATCACTATGAATGTAACAGCTCCTGACGAATTAAAGGCACTGTTAAGTCCAGATATGGCGTTTTATAAGGACAGATTGGTGAAATATCTTGAGTATAGGGTTGGACAGGAATACAAAAGAATAGTATCAGCTAGTCCAAAGGAACTAGAGCAAATACAAACTCGGGTAATTTTGTTAGAAGATATAATTAGGAAGTTGAATACAACAAGTTGATTTTTTTCTGAATATATGTTTAAATGAAATTAAGGCTGAGACCCTTTTAGGGAGAGCCAAAGGAGGATGGTATATGCCACAACCTGTAAGAGATGAGTTTGAGGAGTACTTTCAGGGCGCTCCTACTGTAGGTATGGAAGAAATCCCCGTAGAAGCGCCTGAAGGGACAGAGCCTTCTGTGCCACCAGAGGAGTCTTTAGTTGCTGGGCAGGAAGTCGCACAACCAGATGTTTGGGAACAAAGATATAAATCTTTTCAAGGAATAGCTAATCAGCAGCTTGCAGCTCAAGAGGCGAGAATCAAGGAGTTGGAGCGCCTCATAGCACAAATGCAGCCTCCGTCCACTGAGCCTACCCCTGGATCTACAGAGGAGCCATCGCCAACTAAGGGTTCAGAGGAGTCATCTAACACATTCCCACCAGAGGCGCAAAAGGCAATAGAGGAGTTTATAACAGAATATCCTGAAATAGCCCAGCCTGTTGGGATGCTGTTAGAGAAAGTTCAGAAAGAGACCCTCAAGGCTATAGATGATAAGTTTAAAGAGGTTATTCAGCAGGTCGAATCTAAGGTGGGGGATATTGACGGATTTAAGAAGGATGTGGCAGCCGAGCTGACATCCCAAAAACTACTTGCAAAGCATCCAGACTTTATGGATATCTTGGCAAGTGGTCAGCTTGAGCAGTGGATACAAGCCCAGCCGCCTGATGTCCAGCAGCAACTAGTATCTATGGCTAATTCCGCTAATCCTAATGATGCAATAGCTTTGTTGGACCAGTTTAAGAGTGCAACTCAACAATCGCCAACATCACAAACGGCTGGACTCTCTCCACAAGAGGTGCAAGCTCCACAGCAGGAAGCCTTAGGCCAATCACCGATGTCGCCTAACCCCAAACTCCAAGCAACCGAGGCGATTCCGTCTAGAGTAGCTACTCCAAAGACCGCTCCAGCAACTACCTTTGATGAGGCTTTTGAGGAGGCTATCAAGGGGCTAACTAAGAAATGAAAATTTTTTCAAATTTGAGGAGGTAAAAAGATATGTCAACTACTTTAATTAGGAATGCTTTTAAATGGCAAGAAGAGAGGACTGCGTTAGAGTTCCTACACAATAACTTTCTGACCCACTGTCTCACTTCGGCTGGGTTAACCATAGGAGCCACTGGGCACAAGGCAAAAGTGGCTAATGCAGCATGTCATTATGCCATTAATGGTGTTATATACACTTTGTCTGCCAATGCTAATGGGACAGCGCTGGCGGGGGGAGTTCAGGCTACAGGAACTTATTGTAAGTATCTTGTAAGTGTGAATGCGTTAGGTACTGTAACCATAACGGCGGGGGTTCCAGCCTCTACAGCAACAGAAGCTACACTACCTGCACTTCCGTCTGCTAATTGTCCATTGGGGTATGTCCAGATATATAATAATTCAGGGTCAAATTTTACACCAGGCACTACAGATTTAGATGCGTCAGGTATTACTGCGACATATGTAAACCTGATGGTAATGCCAACAGAGTAACTTAAATAAAAGGAGGTAACAAACTATGGCACTTACTGAATATGGAGATATAAGTCCAAGAACGGCAGCCTATGCTGCAAAAGAGTTGTTAGAGAGAGCCATTCCTTATATGGTGATAGAGAAGTTTGCAAATGTAGAGCCTCTTCCAGAGAGGAGCTCTAAGGTTATTAAGTTTCGTAGGTATAATCCCCTGCCGCCTGCAACGACTCCGCTTACTGAAGGTGTAACACCCGCATCTACAAAGCTGACCTTCACAGATATAACTGCTACTCTTAATCAGTATGGGTCGCTTATAGAGATTACAGATGTTGTAGAGGATACCCATGAGGATCCTGTTCTTAAGGAGGCTGTAAAGATTCTCTCAGAGCAGGCAGCTGTAACTATTGAAACTATGAGGTATAACATTATCAAGGCTGGGACATCTGTCATCTATGCAGGGGGTGCTACATCCCGTAGCGAGGTTGTTGGGACTCTTGGGTCCACTGAGGTTCGTAGGGCAACGAGATTTCTGAAGGCTCAGAATGCAAGACCTATAACTGAGATTGTAAGGTCAACAGCAGCTTACGGCACTCAGAATATAGCTCCGTCCTATATAGCCATTTGCCATCCAGACCTTGAGGCAGACCTTCGTCAGATTTCCACATACATCCCTGCGGAGAAGTATGGAACTATCTCACCATGGGAGAATGAAATCGGGGCCTGCGAGGGGGTTAGATTCCTCACCTCTACAATCTTTGAGCCGTGGAGAGGTGCAGGTAGCACCACCACAACAGGGAAGTTAGCTACATCTGGTAGGTGTGATGTTTATCCAGTGATAGTCTTTGGAAAGGATGCCTTTGGTATAGTTCCATTCAAAGGCAAGACAGCAGTAACACCTACGGTCATCAACACCGTTCCAAGCAAGTCCGACCCTTTAGGTCAGAGGGGCTCGGCTGGTTGGAAGACTATGCAGACGGCTGTCATACTACAAGACCTTTATATGGTAAGGCTTGAGGTGGCGGTATCTGCATAACATTTCGTTTAGATTAACTGGGGCTGGATTCCAGCCCCTCACTAACTACAACAGGGGAGTTTTATGACACGCAAGGGGAGTAGTATATTTCAGGAAGAAAGCGTCTCTGAGACACAGGAAAGTATGACAGATGACACAAAGGCTACCGAGACTATAGAAGCGTCTCAGGATACCAAGCAACTAAAGGTTAAAGCGTCTATTAAGTCTAATGGTAAATCTAAGAAGACGATCATCATAGAAAAACAGGATAACTATGAAGGTCAATATG